CTCCTCCGAGCGGTTTGTTGTCTTTTTTTGATAGAGGTACAAAAGATCCTAACTTACTAAGAACCGACGGACTTGTAAACATAGTAAAATCAGAACAGGGTCAAACACTGCGATCTCAGGTTCCATTTGATGAATTGTTAAGCGATAATATTGACGTATTTGACAGTTTCCAAAATAAGGTAAATATTGTCACCGGACATAATTTATCTCCAGCATTGATAGATGAACATTCATTATTGTTTATTCACAGTTTATTAACAAAACAATATGGTGGTGACCGAAATACGAGATTAGGAAAAATCGTTGCGAAGTTAAATAGAACACACGAATTACTTGTTGAATTTACAGTAAAACAAATACTAGAGGATATAGCTCAGTTCGGCACAGTTCTGGATTATATACCAGAACATCTTAAACAAACAGATCCAAAGGACCGTATACCCGAACGTTTGTTCGCGATATCAGTGGCGCAATTATCATCGAGGGCCACATTCAGTATGATGGGTTATAGATATTTTTTGAGCGGATATTCTTGTGTTGGGACAACTGACGAAGATAAATACAAATGCGACCCCGACCAAGAAATAATAAATAACAAAAATTTAATAGAATTGATGGAGTCATTAGCATTCACATTGACTTTTCGTGTAGATATGGTTTACAAAGGAAAAAAATACTTTTTTAGTTTGATACTTGACCGTAACGAATTAGATACGATATTAAATAAGACCCTTAAAAAAAAAGGTGTGTTTAAACAATATGAACTTTACAAAGATATACTACATGATTCATTTCAAGGTTGTATTATGGGTGCTTTAGATAGGTTCGCGGCAACGACAAAGGCGGTGGTAACGACAAATGCGGCGAAAGACGCCATTAAGCTGTTATGGTCGGAACGAACATTTGATTTGATTCAGAATGGATGTGCGTCGGTCGACCATTGTATGACCCTTGGTAAAACTCCAATGCTAGACAAATTATATTTACAATTTCATACTAAAGAAAGCGATACTGATGTTATTACTCTTCGCACGAACCCTTTCGACAAACTCACAAATTTGGAAAATATAATATCACGGAGTGATCTTGAGATGGATCCGGTGGTAAATGTTCATCTTCATTTTCCAAAGATAGTAAATGTATTAAAAAATCATTTATCAGTACCACCCGGCGGTGGTGAAATAGTTGGCTGGTCTCAAACAGTAAATAAATATGACGAGAATATTATCGAGAGATTATTGGCACAAAGTCAAGGTTACGACTGGAAAACAACAACTTTATTCGGTTCACAGTCACTGTCACAGTCTCTAAGTATCAGTAGTGATTTTACGGCAGATTCTGGAATGTCACAAGATTTATCTCCAGAAAGACCACCAGTAACAGAAAGTGTGGTAAAAAGCATATCAAGTGAATCTATCGAACAACGAATAGGTGATTTTTTGAAATCACACGAAAATGATTCCATCAAAACTACACAAAATCCTATATATGATTGCGAAGCGCAACAGGATGATGCGGCACGGGATGATGCGCCACGGGATGAAGCGCAACAGGATGATGCGCAACAGGATGATGCGCCACGGGTAGGGTATTTCACGCAATTTAGAACTGCCCTGGTAGCTCTTGTTCAAAAATTATTTCAGAGAACATCCATTATGGACGGCGCCGGTTCTTTACATAAAAAACCGCGAAGGACGAAGACGCACACTCGGCGTAATAAAAAGTATTCTAGGAAAAAAGCCAGACATTACAATACATATGTGAAAACGCGCATAAAGCGTCGTCGTCGTGCTACTTATAAAAAATAATCGTATAATACATATTCGTATATAATATGGCCGATGAAGAAGAACCAGGCAAATGGTATGATAATATTTTCCTCTTGGACATTTTGATTTTCATCTTTTCTTTTGCGTTTTTAGCAATCGCAGGCGGGGTGATGTATATTTGTTATCCGCCAGTGCTGATGGCATTTCAAACCTAATGTAATTCGTATAATACCGAATAAATAATTGAAATTGTATGTATATAACTCTATTTAGAACGATATACACTACGCTAGTGGGTATTTATAATGTTTAATTCTACAAAATTATTTATTATTGGAGTCGCGGTCGCGGCCGTTTATTTTATCCTGAAATTTATGGAGATGAGATTCGTGGAACCCGATAATCAGAAACCATTGAAGGTTCTTATCCGTGATTCCATCGTCGTGTGTATTTCTGCAGTATTAGCAGTATTTATATTAAATCAATTTGAGAATATCGGCGCCGGGGGCGGTGGTGGTGGTGGCGGGGGTGGTGGCGGCAGTGGCAGTGCGCCCGCAGTATTTGTGAATACCCCCGAATTTTAAGTCTACTCTAGTCTACTCCGCGTGTTCGTGTCCTTCGTGAGAAATCCCATTTTCATAATAGTGTTTTCCAACCTCGTCTAAGTTGGATAACATCAGGCGCCACGCGTCTTTATACGAATGCTCAGTATATTTCAGGTCTGACGACCATTTTTCGCAAAATGCGCGAACATACGGCGCCGCAAGGGCGTTCTTATACTGGGGCATTGACGGGAACAGGTGATGCTCAATTTGGAAATTAAGATACCCCATTATCCACGATACCAGTGCGGATTTCGTGGATATATTCACAGTATGATGTAGCGCATATTCAAACCATAGGAGGTGTGTAGTCTCCGGGATTACACCAGTAAAAGAATGCGACAGAGAGAAATGTCCAAATAAAGCGATAACACTCCAGAAATTGACGACCATTAGAAGGAAATACGACCAGATGAGACCGCCGCCACCACTGCCACCGCCAGTATAAAAAATAAGCGGCAACACCACGTGTGAACCTGTCATACATATCAATTCAAATGCGACAGACGCACGCTCATCACGCTTTTTCGTAGAACATAACCTATGAATCACTTTAATCGGATGAAGATAATACACCCAAAACAAATGGACGAATATACCGTTTACAACGGGCAAAAACGTCCACGCTTGAAGTCGCATCCACCACCGGCTCATAAATCGCGCGGTTTTAGGACCGTTTGGGTTTTTTTCAAACGCCTGATTAAAAAATGCAACGAGTGGTGTTGTATCCAGGTCAATATCGTGTTTGATTTTTTGGGGTGCGGCGTGATGACGGGTATGCATTGAATTCCATACAGATGAACTCGTCCCACCACCAAATCCCATTGTAAATGTTTGTAACGCGCGGTCAATGCGCTTGTTGCCAGTAAAACTTACGTGGCCTCCTTCGTGCTGAATCCACCCACACCTGGTCTTGAATACGATAAATGATAGCATGGATGCGTAGATATTATAGGACGCAAGCCACGTCCCCATCCCGAAATAAAATGCGATTTCAAGAAGGCGGAAATATACGTGAATATAATCGGGTTCAAATAAACCTTGCTTCACGAGTTTCTCGCGCATCTCTCGGAAGTCTGCCGTCATTTCTTTTTGGCGGTCGGTCAAGACGTGTTCGGGCGCGACACGCGGCGGCGGCGACGGCGCACTTTCCGGATATATTGGCAATGATTGAAGGACTTTATTCACCCGGTCAGATGAACGATGATGAAACTCGCGGAAGACGTCGGTCGCATCAGCGGTATTTTTGACATAATTGATGATACTCCCTCCAGGATGATTGAACTCGGTGATGTCGTATGTTTTATTGTCAATGGTGATTGTATCGCGGGGGCGAGGGTCGTCGTCGTGGTTGTCCATTAATTCTATATATTACCTCTATCTATTATAGTATATGTTTTGTGTTTATATTATTGTCTTTATATAATATTACAGAACATATTATAGTGATGAACGCTGTGACATCCGCATCGCCCACGTTACTTATTAATGAGTTTCTATCGGGCCTCACAATTGCACTCTTATTGATTCCTGAGTCCATCGCATTCGCATTTATTATGGGGCTTTCCCCAAATACCGGTATTCAAAATACAATGGTGATGTCTCTCGTAACATCATTATTCGGAGGAATGCCAACGATGATTTCGGGTTCAACCGCGGCGGTCGCTACATCTATTGCGGGTGTTTCCACATTACTCGGGAAAGAATACATCATCCCTACCGTCATCGCTGGCGGGTTCATCCAGATTTTAGCAGCCGTAATGGGACTCTATAAATACGTGACATATGTGCCAAAACATATTATGTCGGGATTCTTGGTCGCGTTGGCCGGACTCATCGCCGTTCACCAACTGGATAACTTCAAAGACAAGGAGCATAAATGGTTAACTGGGCTTAAAATGGCGAATACGACCCTATTTACCGTTGTAAGCACGCTGATTGCGTTCTTCGGCGTTATTAAAATCACGCACAACAACGACCAACACATTCATATCCCCGGCGGTCTTGTATCAATGTTCGTAATCACCGCGTTTATTTACATTTTTACACAATATTACAATATCGACCGCGTGAAAGACGTTGGAGCGATAAAGCCTGACCTCCCTTCCATCATTTCATCAGGTTCAGTTAGTAAAATCAAATACGACGCTGACAGTATTCTGAAAATGCTGCCATTTTCGGCGGCAATGGCGTTTACTGGGTTATTGGAATCGCTTATTATGGTGAAGGATGCCGAAAGTGCACTGGGTATAAAAGGCGATTCGTTCCGCGAAAGTCTCGTCCAAGGTATCGCAAATATAGCGACAGGTGTGACGGGCGGATTCGGTGGGTGTGTATTAGTCGGTCAAAGTAAGCTGAATTTGGCAAACGGTGCGAAAACCCAGTTTTCATCGGTGATAACGAGCGTGCTTTTTATTGTCATATGTCTATTCTTTGGTCGCGCCATCAACGAAATTCCAATTGCGGCGGTAGTCGGTGTGATGTTGCTGGTCGTTTATAAGACCGGTGACTGGGATAGCTTATTCAAACCGCAGTCGTTTGACAGGCGATGGGTAGTCACGATTATTACCGCCATTGTCGGATTTGTGTCAGGTAATCTGTCGTTTGGCGTCATCTTGGGCGTCATATTGGATAAGATTGCGGCACGGGTGTGAAGCATAGCGTCATCTGTATAAAACATCATAAACACACCCGAAATAGTAATACTAATTTTGTATAAACATATAATAAAATTGATATCATATGTTTACATTTACAGTGGGGGTATCGTCAACTACAATGACAACTTCTGCTACTGCTACTGCTACTGCTACTGCTACTGCTACTTCCCCCGAATCCGATTTCGTTCATCTGGAACGCTCACCCAAAATAGAAGAATATTGGCCTCTCACATCCGAAGCGGTGAGAGATTGCGACCTCTCGTATTTAAATGACAAATGGTCAGAAGATATGATTCGCGACGGAATGCGCGCAATTCTTCTCGCAGGCGAATTACCCGAAATCAAAGCCAAGGAAATCAATGTATGGAAATATCTCTCGCAATACAGCCCGCCATCCGACCGCGGATTCATGTTCAGTATGGGTGATGACGATATCATTACACAGGTCCAGAATAATATGGAGGTCGGACATTCTGGTTGTAGTATGGGATGGACGATGCGCCAGATTGAGTTCATCGCAAAGAACGGAGTTCCAGCGCACCGAGCAATGTTTCTCGCAAGTCGTCGCCCGGTTCGTCGTGAGCAATGCGATTGTCACGATGTATAAACCAGATTACACTGGTGGTAGCGTATAATACACAGGTAGTGTATCCACATTTATAAGTATATGCGTGTTTCGCCCATTTTTCAAGAACTTCGCTGCGAGTGCTGCGTGCTTCTTGTATTTTTTATATGTGATTTTATACCCGTCAAATAGCGGATTGTGTATCTCGTCGGAAGGAATGTGGTGATGGACTGCTCGCGAAATCATTTTATACAATTTGAAATCAGGATACCTCTCTTCACCGTTTGATTTATAAAGCACATTACGCCCCTTGTCATCTGTAACCCATTTTACAATCAGTTTAATAATAGGGTCGGATTTACAAAGTTTTTCTACTTTACGCAGGTCGTAAATAAAATAGTCAAACAGTGCGCACCCGAGACGGCATAAATCAAAACTAAAATTTGGCTCTACAGTAGGTTTTTCTGGATTATAATAAGGTGGAAAGTTGTATTGGGTTGCTGCGTCGCCTTTGGGATGGAAACTATCACTACAGATAAGTTCACCGCGGAATTTGTAGATAGCACGGCCGAAATCAATGATTTTAAAAATACGTCCATACGTAGGGACTTTATAGTATTGGTCTTCATAGAGATAGTAAATAAACTCTTCGGTTGTCTCAATAAACATCACATTATTTGTATGAAGGTCATTGTGTGTAAATGCAAACATTTTCTGATAGATAACGAGTGTCATTATCACCTGGAATAAAATAGAAGTCCATTCCTCTTTTGTCAATTCATCCGTCATCATAATATGGTCAAGTGTATTCACGCATTTTTCAAGGAGGATTGCTTGAATAGGAAAGTCTTTTATTTTTACGATAATTTGTTCGTCATCACTGTCATAACTTCCAGTGTCGCTGTCGTTGTCGCCGTCGTTGTCGTCAAATGAAGAATCATTTACTTGAATGGTTGTGTCCTCGTCGCCGTCTTCGTCGTCCTCGTCGTCCTCGTCGTCCTCGTCGTCCTCGTCGTCGTCGTCGCTTTCTCGGCCATTGTCATCGTCACTTATCGTAGTATAAGAAGAATTTGACTGCGATGAATCGCTATCACTTTCATTCTCTCTTGTTCTATTTTTTGCGGATAACTCTGGCGCAGGTTCAGCATCGGCATACGTCTGAATAAGAGGCTCTGAGAGATTTATTTCAACAATTTCAATAGGTGTATTATCTTCTCTCACACAAACTGATTCGTCATTTGTCACCGCTACCGCGTCAATATCCGAAACACTATCCAGAATATGAAGACGGGAATTATTATCGTTCGCATTCGTTACGCCAATGATTGGTTTCATTTTGTTACGAAGTTTCATTAGCTTATTTATATTGATATCCGAGAGATCGCCGCCGCCGCCGCCGCCGCCGCCGCCGCCTGATTCATCATCTCCAAACTGAGAATAATCAATTGTGAACAGTTCATTTTCATATGTATTAAAAAACGAACAACCAACGAGATAGTCAATATCATCAAATACATTGGTGGAAAATTCGCGTTGCTTACACAAATAACTACCATAATAATCAATACCGTGTACGATTCCGTGTTCGTGAAGTGCGCGGCTGGTCAAATACGAGAAAAACCCGTCAACATACGACGAGTTATTTGTATTCAATATCTTATCTTCACACGTTTCGTGCGAAGAATTGTACATTGGAAGTGCGCGCGTTTTGGCGACATTCTCATATTTTCCCGATAAATAACGGATAGGGTCAAGAAGAGGTGAATATTTTACAAATATTGGTGCGTTGTGTGTATTTCCACTATCGTCACCAATAATCGTTTCTAAATAGTTTAGGGAATGATTCACGCGTTCTTCGTCTCCGTCTCCGTCTCCGTATCGATCTCGGTCGCCAATGATTTGCGTCGGATTCGCTATAATATTTTGTAAATAATACTTTTGATTTAATTGGATTCCATTGTAGTTATGTTCGTTGATATCAAAAAATCGTGAATATATCGGTATATAATTTTGAATATCATACAGTAATGCCAATTCTATCGTATCAGGGGTGTATTTATGTTTACGGTAATGAAGCTGGAACGCTGATGCCGGTGCTGGTGCTGTTGCCGTATTGTCTGGCATTGTTCCTAAAGGTAGACGTTATTGATATGATTGATGAATAGAAGTTTTATATTGATTTTAAACGGGGATTCCATTCGTAAAAATGTGATAAAAATAATATATCTCATTTTTATTACTACACCAATAGTATGAATTTAGAACTAGCAAAGTTTGATATGAAGGCTATCAGTTTTCGTCCCGATGAAAACAAGGGCCCAGTCATCGTTCTCATTGGACGCCGTGATACCGGTAAAAGTTTCCTCGTCCAAGACTTGATGTTTCACCACCAAGATATCCCCATCGGAACAGTCATCTCCGGGACGGAGGCCGGCAACGGATTCTTCGCAGCTCATGTCCCAAAACTATTCATCCACGATGCGTATAATACGGCCATCATTGAGAATATTCTTAAGCGTCAAAAGGCAGTCCTAAAACAAGTCAAAAAGGAACAGGATATGTATAAGAAGTCGTCCATTGACCCCCGTACATTTGTTGTATTGGATGACTGTTTGTATGATAACAAATGGACGAAAGATGTGATGATGCGCCTCCTCTTCATGAACGGTAGACACTGGAAGATAATGTTAGTCATCACAATGCAATATCCCCTTGGTATCCCTCCAAATCTCCGCACGAATATCGACTACGTTTTTATCCTCCGTGAACCATATATTGCGAATCGTAAGCGAATC